GTTCTTGAGCAGCGACATGGCCGCACTCATCAGTGCCTGAGACTGCATCTGCTTTTGCTGCTCCCTTGACAGGTACTCGTTCAATCCTGAGTCAGCACCGCCAAACAGTAAGCCGCCAAGGTTTGATGCAAACGATGATGGCGCGACATTTGATGCTGGCACTTGGAAATCGGAATAAGGCACTGCCGCTGGATTGGCAAGTTCTCTGATTCTTGCTGTTTCAGCAAACATCTGTTGCAATTCTTCATTAGTCATATGTCACCTCATCCAAGTAAGCCGCCACTGCGCACACCGTACATCTTCAGCAGTTCTTCATAGTTCTGATTGCTGCCCATGGGCAATTGCGGCATTTCCATTTGCGGCATTGGCGCTTGTTGCTGTTCTTCTTGTTTCCCAAGAAGTGAACCCATTGATGTAAGCGCAGATTTCCAATCAAAGCCAGTAGGCATCTGACCAAACGATGATGGTGGCATCATGCCTGTGCCGGTTGCTGAATCAGCATATGTATTTCTTGGCATCGTCATACCAAGATTCATGCTTGGCTTGCCGCCATACAAGTCCATGCCAGTACCCATTTGCGGCATACGCATACCGCCTGCGGCATTGCCACCGCCAAATAAGTTCGTTAAGTAGTTCATCCGAATAAGCCTCCAAGCAGACCGCCGCCAATTGCGCCAATCGCTGTGCCAACGCCTGGGAAGATTGATCCAAGCTGTGCGCCAGCCAATGCGCCACCCAATGCGCCTGACGCAACATTGCGACTTGTTGGCTGACTTGATGTGCCTGTCATTGTTTGTCCAAGATTTGCTGGCTGTGCGCTCATCGCAGACTGCTGAAGTGCTAAACGCTGCAATGGTAAGTTGCGCTCTGCATCAAGTTTCAATTGTGCGTACTGTTGGCGCGTCAATCCAAGATTCATGGCGTTTTGAAAGCCGCGCATATTCATCTCACGCGCTTCTTGAGCCAGTCGTGCTGCTTGGCCAAAGCCAGCAGAGCGCAACTGTCCGGCAGTGCGTGCGGCCTCTTGCAGTGCCGCTTCATTTGTCAATGCAGACTGCACCCCATAGCGTGAGCCACCAAAGGCTTTGGCGGCAGTTGCTCTGTTTGCGTCTTGCAAAGCCTGCATCTGGCGTGAACGCTCGATGTCTTGCAAAGATTGCTGAACAACTTGCTCTTCATATGGGTTTTGGAAAGCCGCAATATCTTCAGCGCCAAAGGGTTTCATGCTGGCTTCAAACAAAGCCGCTTCACCAGCCTCGTAGCGTGGATCGAATCCAGCGAATTGCTGAACACCAAGACCGCCAGCCGTAGAACGCGCTAAATCTAAATTAGATAAATAAGCTGCACGCGCTGCTGGATCAATACTTGTCGTTTGCCCTTGCGTTGATGTTTGTGGTTTTCCACCCTTAGACATAAGTCACCCCTATAAATCTTTGCACATTACGAACCACTTTGGCTCGTATCCCCTGTCTCTTAAAAATGTCCTCTCCCAACCCTTACGGCCAGCGAGAGACACTCGGCTGCAACCTTCACTCTTCCCCCACGATTCGATGATAGGTTGCATCAATCGGAGTTCATCTAGGTCGCCGCCAGCAAGGAAGAAGTGCAAATCCTTTAACTGCGGGTAGACAATGATCTCTGTCACTATTACTGAATCAAGACCTGGCCAGAGCTGAAAATGACCTTTCTCAATGCCTTCAGCAATATCCTCAACACTGTGACTGCCTCCAGAGTATTCTAGTGCCGCAGCCACATGATGGCGCAGTCTCTCAAACTCTTCCCAATCAATCAACGCTTACCTGACGCAACAGCATCAACTCTGGTCACGCCAACGCGCCAATCTTCCAGCACAGCGCCTGTGTAGCGAATCTTGACCTGACGGCCAGAGAACCGCGCATCTGTGGGCTGTGACGCTGAATACGGGCCGTGTGTCGTTTCCACTGATGTCGGATACATCCGAGACTTGAAGCTGATCTGCACCTCGCCAAGCGCCATCTCGTCTGGTATCACTTGACGCACCGACATGATGTTCTCTCCCACGCCAATCTCGTACGGTCCAGACTCGGCATAGACAGAGCCACCGTCATAGCCAAATCCGACTTCATGCTCGTAGATATAGCCTGATGCGTCAACCATGATGGGGTAGAGGTAAACGCCACGGTCTACGCCAGCAGTGCGCCCCATCGTGCCAATGTTCCAATGGCCTTCGCGGTAGTTGTAGATGACATAAGAGTCAACTTCATTGCTCGCGCTTGATGGGTAGAACCACCACACCTCACCGTATTTGCTGTTGTGTACAGCATAGACTTTGCTGGCTTGGTTGTAGTTCATGTTGCTAAATACATAGTCCGAGACATCGCAAGGCAATGGCTTGACATAACCATCAAATACCCAGAATCCTGATCTGCTCATCCACATGGCGGCAGAGTCGATGGCCGCCACAGACTGACTCGATATCACGCCACAGCCTGAACCGGCACGCTCAAACGAATAGACATAGGGTAGGCCGACATAAGTCGCAGTGTGGACATCAACATCAGTGAATAGCAAATTGATGCCTCTGACGCGCTTTCCGCACTTCAGTGAGCCAACCGTGTTCAGTTCAAAGTCACCGGCCTGATTGGTGGCCGCCGCCGTCCATGTCGTGTTGTCCTCCTGATCTGACCACTTCACCAGACGCGGATTGCTGGACGCACCCAAAGCAAACAGGAATCGCTCGGCAGTAGACAGCAAGGCCGCGCAGCCGGTTGGCGCGTTGGTGATGGCCACCGCCAAGGTTGGCGTTGCAAAGTCAAGTTGCCATTCGTAGAGCTTGCCGTCAGTATCTGAACAAGCCACTAAATACTCGCCCCAAGTGTCCAGACTCCATGTGGTGGCAGGCGCTACTGCGCCAGCGTCAGGACGCGCCACGCCATAAGCAAATGAGCCATAGGTGTTGTAGCCATAGCCTGTGCCGCTGACGGCATCAGCGCGGCCAGATGCAATACCTGTTGGCGTGATCTCTTTAATCACATTGTTTTCGTCCACGGCGTAGAGCTTGGACTGCGTACCGGCAGCAATGTACCGCGCACCGGAATTCGTTCTCCAAGTCAATATTCCACGGCATAAGCCTGTCAGTGCAGTGGTTGACTTCTTGCGCCAGCCACCAATGGGTCTAAGCGTGTTTTCGTACCAACGCACAAGGTTTGCGTCATACCAGCGGCCAGCAGACTGATACTCTGTGCCATTACGGTACACGCCAGCAGGGATTTTGAGAGGTATGAGTGCCATAGCTGAATTATGCGGTTTCTGTTGACAAATTGGACACAAATGTGACAGTGGCAATGGCTGACGGTACGGCTGGTCTGGTTGGGGTACTGCTGGCGGCAAAGTGCTCAAGACTGACACCAACATCTGTTGGCCGCCACATGATTTCTACATAGTCATTTGCCACCAAACTCACAAAGAAATTCATTGCGGCAATCAAGTGAGATGGGTCGCCAGAAGATTTTCTTGCCACAGCATGAAACCTGCTGTTTGAATTGTCGATGTTTGTGCCGTTCTTGCGAAACCACACATCCACATCTTGACCATCATTGGTAGTGTTCTTGAATTGGATGCTGAATTGCAGGTTGTAGATGCCAGACTGCGCCACATTGAGCCTTGATGAATTGGACAAGGTAACGCCATTGCTGAAATCGGTGGTGTTAAAGGTGACGGCGTAGGCTGTGGTGGTGTTGGCCGCAGTCTGGTCTGTGGAGTCCTGAAAGCCACCATATGGCGAGTTGATCCACTTGCCACCACGCCTGCCGAACAACGCTGAAAACAACGCTGTGAGCTTGCTGAAGTAGGTATTCAGGCCGCCAAAGGATTGCGTGAAGAAACCTTGATCGTAGGCAACATCAGCCGCGCCAAGGTTTGGCGGTGTAGGTGGCGTTATCTGCTGATCAAGGTTAAGTGCCATGGTTTATGCCACCAAGCCGTTCAAGTAGGTAGTCTTACCGGCAACCTTGGTGGCGGTCAACTCTTGCTTCTTCAGGTTGTTCGGGTCATAGGACACATGAACCCACCCGCTGTCGGGAATACCTGGCGTGTAAAACTCCAGAATCAATTGCGTGTACTCAAGGTTGTCCATGATCCACTGTGCGAGGTCAGCATTGGCCACGCCAGGTATCTCAATATCAGCCGCCATACCCTTGCAATGGTCAGAGGTCTTAGAGCCTCCAACCGCCGCATTTGACTCCGGTGAACGGTAAGCGGAATTCACCTTCACGCCTTTGCCGTAATGGTCACGCACTGGCTGCAATACCTTCTCGCACAGCAGTCGCAGATTCTCGGTGGCTGTCTCATCGGGATTATTTTCAAACCCCATGCGTATAGCCGTTTCTGATTTACACATCTCATGTAGCGAAAAATTTGCTGATAAGTTCATTTTGTGTTCCTTAAGGTTTCGTAGGCTTCAAGACAGGTATTCAGTTTCCGGATGGCGGCATCTCCATCGGCGGCGATCTGGAGAAGATCGGCAGCGACATCAACCGATCCACTAGATTCGGCTCTTGCTTCTCCGCTGTCACTTCCGCTGGCAACGGTGGCGGTTTCGGGCACTGAAACGCTTGGGCAGGTGGGCGCTTTGACAGGAAGCCGCAGCTTGAGACTGCCATTACTAAGATCAGCACGCAACTGATTTTCTTTAGCCTTTGCAACATTGTTCGCCTTTCGTAATGTGTCACCGTATGTCTGCGCTACCTTTGCCATCGCCTGCTCAGTCTCCCGCGCCTTGGCGTTGAGCGCGGCAATCTCAAGTTGTTGGCGCTGGTACTCTGAATCCTTGCCCTTGTAGTATCCACCGCCAAAGGCTGAAAGCACCGCCATGACGATGCCCAATAACACCCAAGGATTTAATAGACTCATGGTGCTGGCGGCTCGTTGTCGTTAGCCTCTGCCTTGGCAACTGCATTGGCCACGGCTTTGACACCAGATCGTCCTGCAACACCGCCAAGCACACCAGTGATGAATACCATGATGGTGGAAATTTGGCTTGTGTAGACCTTGTCAATTGCCGCCATCTGACCATTCATTGGTTGCGTCACATAGGTCACAGAGTACAAGAACATGGCCATTGCACCAAGCAGAATGGTCACCAAGATAACGATCACAAAAGCCCAAACACGAATCTCGATTTCTTCGGCAGTCATGCGGCTTGATTTATTCATCACGACAGTTGGCATTACTTCTTCTCCTGTTCGGTTTTAACAAGTTGCTCTGGACAAGTCGCTGTGGCGGTGCAGATGGGTGGCTTGCACTCGTCAAGTTCCCAATTCTCAGGGTCTTGGCATGGGTATCTGAATCTGTCTTCGCACCCTGTCAGAAACACCAACATGATGGAAAAAAAAGAAATGCAATAGATGTTCATTTTTTCTCTCGTTCCTTTTGCTCAAGCTCTCTACGCAATTTTTCCACCTTTTCGATCTGCTGCTTGGACTCGTTCTTCACTTCCAGCACATCTAGATACAGTATGGCCATCAAAGGCAATAGCAAGGCAATGAGTACGCAAGCCGCAATCCATCCGATCATCTCTTCCCCCAGTGACTTACGAACCACAGCCACAGCCACAGGTACAGGAGGAATATAGAAGTCGCCACCACTGCTGCCAGCTTGGCTTGCAGGTTTCTTTCCTCTTGACGGTGTAGCCATCTGTCTTGCCTCTTCTTCGCCTCCTCCTTGAGTCTAGCTTTTTCCTGTTCCTCTGAGATGACTTCGCGCATCTTGAAGACTTCGGAGTACAGTGCGCCCATCTCTGGCGGTGACTGATACACCATAGTCTCTCGGATTTGAATCACCAGCCTGTCCATCTCTTGTTGCGCCATCACACGCTTTAAGGCAGCTTCCATGAGGTTTTGATCAGGGTCATAGACAGTTTGGCTTTTCTCTTCTTCCTCCCTGATGTGCGCGGCCAGTTGTTCTTGTAGCTTGAAAAACTCGGTCA